GCGCACTCGGCCACAACCGGGAACTCCGCGCACTCGGCCACAACCGGGAACTCCGCGCACTCGGCCACAACCGGGAAGAATGCGCACTCGGCCACAACCGGGAAGAATGCGATCGCGGCCGCTCTTGGTTATGCAGCCCAGGCGAAGGCTGGTATCGGTGGCTGGCTTGTACTGGCCGAATACAAGCCCAATGGAGACATCAAAGCTATGGGCATCGCCAGAGTGACCGGAAAGAAGATCAAGCCCGACACCTGGTATGCACTGAAAGACGGTCAATTTGTTGAGGTTAAGTAAGAGAAGAACCGGGAATTGAAAATCAGCGAATCGATTTCCGGTAATCTTCTTACCCCGACAATGACAACCGCTCAAAATAAACAGTTTCTTGCGTGATTTTTAGGTTTCGGTACCCCAATCAGTACAACAAATGAAAAACGTGGAGGAATGACAGATGTTTGGACGCAGAGAGCAACCCATAGCGCGACGGATCTACCAAATCGACCTCGAAAAAGAGGAAAAGCCCACCACTGTGATAGCCGAAAGGATGCACACGAAGAGCACTACAGGGGGCTTTGAATACACGGTTTTCTACCTTGGCGATGTGGCGATTGCCTCTTTCCCATCAAAGCGCGTGCGCGGCGTTATTTCTTATCGCTACCAGGCCGACTGATGCTCAACGGGAAACAAATTAAAGCGCTGGCGCCCATGCCTGTGCCCTACTCGGTGAAGGATGGTCACGGGCTGGCGCTCGAAGTGAATCCAACCGGCTCGAAGCGCTGGCGCTATCGCTACAGGCTGCACGGCCGCGCCGGCAAGCTACATTTGGGCCGCTGGCCCGATCTCAGCCTAGCTGATGCGAGAGTGCAGCGTGACGCGCTGGCGGCGGGCATTCGTACCGGCCTGTCGCCTGCAGAACTGAGACACCAGAAGGAACAGGACGAATTGCGCGGCATGACAGTCAAGGAATTCAGCGATAAATATCAGCGCGATATTGTGAGCCGCACTCGCAAAAACCCTTGTGAAATAAGGCGAATCTTTGAGCGTGATATCTATCCCACCATCGGCGCCAGGCGTATCACCACAGTCAAGAAAGGTGAGCTGCGCGACTTGATCTTCAAACGCCGCGATGAAGGGCGGGCGCAGTCAGCGCTGGCGTTGCGCAACGTGTTGAAGCGGTTGTGGGATTACGCGATCGAGTGTGAAGTCTGCGAAAACAACCCAGCCGCATCAATCAAGCCGAAATTCATCGCACCAGTGAGCGCTCGCGACCATGTTCTCAGTGTGATTGAGTTGGAAGTGTTTTTGCGTGCGTTGAATTACTCAAAGTTGAAGCCTGAATGGCGCGTCGCATTGGAATTGATTCTGTTGACTTTGACGCGCAAAAGCGAAGTGCGGCGCATGAAATGGGAGCATATCAACTTTGACCGTGCAGAGTGGGAGATCCCCAAGGAAAACAGCAAGACAGAAGCTGCGCAGATCGTATACCTGAGTCGTCAGGCTGTGACCATGCTCGAAACCCTCAAACGCTTTCGTTATAGCGCATCACCGGACGGCTTTGTGTTCCGCATGCCCAACAGCACCACACAACCCATAGCCGCCAACACGCTCAACCGTGCACTCAAGTTGCTAAAGCTTAAGATTCAACACTTCACAGTGCACGACCTACGCCGTACTGCTGCCACGATGCTTGCAGAGAAGGAGTACGACAGCGATGTGATTGAGAAAGCATTAAACCACAAGATCAAAGGCGTCCGCGGCGTGTACAACAGGGCACAATACGCCACACAACGCCGGCAGATGCTGCAGGCATGGGCTGATCACCTGGATGAGTTGCGCGGTTCATCGAGTGCGAGTCAGGCTTGAAGTAGAAGGCGGCTGCAGTGCGGCGTGACTTGCGGGTCACGGCCAGATGCACATGATCTCGGAAGAGTCAGCCGCCTGTACCTTGGAGGATTGATCGAGCTTATCTAGTTGATGTCGTAGCACTTGACAGCCGCACAAATGGACGGGCCGCACCCTCACGGGTCCTTCCCCACTCGATCTGCGCACGGGTGACGCGCCAGCGTAGGGGTCGTCTAGCGACAGGGTTGAAAACCGCGATTTCCGTTTCCGCTTATGCCAAAGTCAGAAAGTTCGCGCATGTTGACGGTTGCGGAGATGGCTGAACTGCTCGGAGTCACCGACAGACAGGTTCGCAACTGGATAAAAGACAAAGGTTTACCGGCGCAGAAGATGCCAGGTATTCAACGGCTCGACGGCCGGGCGGTTATTGCCTGGTACGTCGATTTTCGCGTTCTGGAAACTGGAAATTCCGGAAATTTGCGTGCAGTTTCGCCTTCTGGAGAGCCCCTTGAAACCTTTGATGAGGCATTGGCGCGAAAAACCCGCGCCGAGGCCGACCTGAAAGAGCTTCAACTGGCTCGCGAACGGGGTGAAGTGGTCTCCATCGCCGACATTGAGCGCGTTTTGGGTTCAGCCAACAAGTCAGTGCAGACCTTGATGCTCGCTCTGCCATCGAGCCTTGCCCCACAACTGCAGGGACTGGATGACCGCGGCAAGATTCACGCCATCATCGACCGCGGCGTGCGCTCGATCCTGGGCAACATCGCCTCGATAGACGCCATCCGCCAATCGCGTACCACGGCAGAGGATGAAGAGGAATGACGTTAACCCCTAAAAAACGCGCGGCTCTCCGTATGAAGTTTGGCGGGAGATGTGCTTACTGCGGTTGCGAACTTACCGGAAAGTGGCATGCAGACCACGTTGAGCCAGTGCGCCGTGACTGGGAATACGTGAAAGATGAAGATGGGAACTATGTAACTAAGAATGGCATCACGCAAACGCGCGCAACCGGCAAATTATATGAGCCACAAAACGACACAGAACAGAACCTTTTTCCGGCATGTGTCCGGTGCAATATCTTAAAGAGCTGCGCGAACCTTGAAGGGTTCCGCTCAATGCTTGTCTATTTTGCGCACAGTATCCCGACAATTCAGACTTACTCACACGTTCATCACTTGATGCGGTTTGGAAAACTCACAATTGACACCACCCCGGTGGTTTTCTGGTTTGAGAAGTACCAGCAGGAACACCCTGCATGAGCCACATCCCTTACATCACTTCGCCCGAGGGTATGGCTGCGCTGGGCGCTGCGTTTACGCGCACGCTGAAACTCTACCGGCCACCGGATCCGCTCACACTATCACAATGGTCCGATCGGTACGCTTTCATCCCCAAAGAATCCGGCGCCTTCCCCGGCAAGTTCCAGACCAGCTTCGCCGAGTACCAGCGCGGCATTATGGACGCCATCACCGACCCCGACATTGAAACCGTGGTGCTGATGATGTGCGCGCAATCCGGCAAGACGCAGATCCAGCTCAACACGGTCGGTTACTACAGCCACTGGGAGCCGTCGACGATTCTCTTTGTGCAGGCCAGCTTGAGCGAGGCTGAGAAATTCTCGAAGAACCGCGTAGCTAAAATGATTCGCGACACGCCAGTCCTCAAGCGGCTGTTTCCCTCGCCACGTTCGCGGGACTCCGGCAATACGCTGCTCAACAAGGAATTCCTCGGTGGCGTGCTCGTGTTGGCCGGGTCGAATGCGCCGGCGGGCCTGAGCTCCATGCCGATCCGGATTGTGGTGATGGATGAGGTTGACCGCTGGGAAGAGTCGGCGGGCACGGAAGGCGACGGCGCTGACCTGGCGAAGAAGCGCACAGTGACCTTCTGGAACCGAAAGATCATCATGGCGTCGACGCCGGCCATCAAGAACCTTTCCCGCATCGAGAAAGGTTACGACTCCAGCGACAAGCGCCGTTACTTTGTGCCATGCCCGCATTGCGGCGAGATGCAGATACTCGAGTGGCCGCGGCTGAAATGGAAGACCGAACCTATGGGGCAGTTTCAGCGCCCGCGCGTCACCGAGTGGTGGTATGTCTGCACCGAGGGTTGCGTGATTGAAGAGCGTTCAAAGCACGAGATGATTCGCAACGGCGAGTGGCGCGCCACTGCCGCCAGCCACGATGGCAAAACGGCCGGCTTCCATATCAATGCGCTCTATTCTCCCGTTGTGGACTGGTTGAAGCTGATCCACGAATGGCTTGAGGCTAAGGGCTCTCTCGAGCGCATGAAGGTGTTTATCAATACCAACCTGGCCGAGACCTGGGAGATTCGCGGCACAGGTGCAAACGTCAGTGACCTCGAGAGCCACAAGCGCTTTGAGCATGATCTGCTACCCGCGGGTGTTCTCTATCTCACTGCCGGCGTCGATACGCAGGATGATCGCGTTGAGTGTTCCGTGATTGGATGGGGTCTTGACGACGAGCGCTGGGTGATCGATCACCGTATCTTCAGAGGTGATCCGGCGCAGCCAGACACCGACCCCAACAGTCCCTGGGCGCATCTGCGCGAATACCTGCTTGAAGAGTGGGAACATGCGCTGGGCGTGACCATGCGGGTGCGCTGCGCGCTGGTTGACTC